CGAATGGCAAACCGTCCTCGATGCCGACCAGGCATTACTGCGGGAGGCCGAGGTCATCCGGCGAGATGCCGAGGCAGCCGACCGGCTGGAGGCCGAGCTCAAGGAGTTTGCGGAGAGGCGGCAGGCACTGCAGTTGGCCGAATCTGCGCACGAAAAAACGAACCTGCAGTGCATGGCCGCCCAGGATGCGTACAAACGCGCGCTCGACCAGGCGGGGGCAGCCGGCCTAGTCCCGTGCCTCGGGACGGATGAGGCGGTGACTTGCCCGCTCCTGGCACAGGCCAGAGCCTCAACCTCGGAGGAGGAACTTACCAGGATTGCGGACCAGTGGCGGGCGGCCGAACAGACTTTGAAGGACAGGTTGACCGAGGCCCGGAAAGCTGACGGGGCGTACGACGACTCGGCCCACAGGGAGGCCCAGGCAGACTACGACACCCGCGTTTGGGCCCGGCCCGAACTCGCTAACCTTGCCGGCGCTGAGGCGCGCGCGGAAGGGGCGAAGACGGCCCTGCGGGAGGTTGCAAGGCGGCTGGAGACGAACGATCGGGATCTGGCCGCGCTCCGTCAGGAATGCCTTGATCTGGAACTCTCGACCGCCGGGGCCACGCAACTCGCCGATGCTCTCCGTTTTGCTGAACGGCTCCTCGAGGAGGCGCGTTGCGAGGTCGAGTCCTACACCCGCGAGTTCGCCGTCTACGACGAGCGACTGCGGCAGGTCGCGGAGGCCGAGGTTGAGGTCGGCCAGATTGACCAGCAGGTTGCTGCCCAAGCGCAGAGCCGCACGATCTATGCCACACTGCAGGAGGCGTTCTCCCGTGACGGCATTCCTGCGCTTATCATTGACGCCACAGTGCCAGCACTTGAGGAGATCGCCAACGAGATACTCGCTGGACTCTCCGATGGCCGGATGACCTTGAAACTCACGACGCAGCGGCTCAAGGTAACAGGCGGGATCGCCGAGACGTTGGAGATTATTGTCGCGGACCAACTTGGCGAAAGGCTGTACGAGGATTGGAGTGGCGGGGAGAAACTGAGGGTTGATCTCGCGGTCAGAATCGCCCTGGGGCGCCTGTTGGCGCAGCGAACCGGGGCGCCGGTCGAGCTGCTGGTGCTCGATGAGTGTTGCGCTCCCCTCGACGAGGCGGGGGAGGACGCACTGATAGACTGTGTGATGCGGCTGCTCGAATCGTTTGGCTGCATCCTGGTTATCACCCATCGCAACAATCTGCGCGACAGACTGCCGCAGCAGATCGTTGTTGAGAAGAACGGCGGGGCATCGACGGCCGTGGTGGTGGCTTAGGAGGACTCCGCATGATCAAGGCGATGTTTGTTCAGGAGGGCAGGCCGACCATCCTGCTCCTCGGGCTCTCTGAGGAGAACCTGATGATGTTACGACGGGGACGACCGATCCTCTTTGATGCGGAGTGGCTTGGTTTCCCGAACACGCAGATCACCATTGTCTGGGGCGAGACCGAAGGGGAGATCGTGGCGGACCTGCAGGCCCAAGGGCTGCTGCCCAATGACTTGAGCGAACTTGCCCCTTTGCATCTGCAGTGAGAGAGGATAGGTTTGGCTGGTGACGCCTCGACCGTGCGGATCAGGATAGACAGGTTTGCGAGTTGAGGTTTCGGGCGCGGGGCCGACTTCAAATTCAACCTAGCTGGGAACTGTCAGCCGGCCCCGGCCCGGAAAGGGAGGATCAGATTTGAGCGAGATCAAAAAGCGCTCCTGCGACTTTTGCCGCGAGGAGTCCGCCGACCCGAGGGGTTGGCTGGAGCTTCGCGCGTTCGATGTGGCAACCGTCAATCCTGACGACGTCATAGTGACGCGGGAGGAGGGGGTCGGGGTAGAGTTCTGTGGGCCGGCTTGTCTCCTCCGTTGGGTCTGGCGCGAGCTGATGTCCCGACCGTCGGGACCCAAGGCTGCCGCCGAGGCCCCGGCTCACACGGGGACACTCTCCGGCGCCGAGATGGTTGCTGCCTGCGGCAAGGTCACGGCGGGGCAACACGAGAACTGACGGGGATGGCGCATATCTGTGCCCACCAACTAAAGAACGTGCCGCCTATTTGGGTGCCGCACGCGAATTGGGAGTGTCGGCACTGTACGCCCGGGCCGGGGGTCGGGAACCGAGGCGTTATCAAGGAGAAGCGAGGGATTGCCATTGCGCCAAGGGAATATAACACGCCCACCGCAGTGGTGTATGACTTTGGTTAGCCGACTCCGCCCCTGGCCCGTGGTCGGCGGATTGGGGAAGAGACAGTGACCTACAACTGGCCAAAGAAACCCGTGTCCTGGGTTGTCGGGGGGCGGACTCATATCAGCGTTCCCTTCACCTGGAATCTGCCAGCGGTGAGGCAGGCGATCCTAGACGGGAACCTGTACGACGGGAGACGGCCAGTGGTGGGCGGCCCGGCGGTGAAGCTCATGCCCGACTACCTGGCTGACGTAGCGGCGTTCGGTGAGGACTGGCCAACTGTCTTGCAGCGAATCAATCCTCTAGCTACCAGAACCTCGGCGGGCTGTCCGCGCAACTGTCCGTTCTGCGGCGTCCGCCGGATATGCGGCGACTTCCGCGAGTTTGACGACTGGCCGAACCTGCCGGTTATCTGTGACGACAACCTGCTTGCGTGCAGCCGAGTGCACTTTGATAAGGTGATTGACCGCCTGAAGGGGCAGAAGGATGTGGACTTCAACCAGGGGCTAGACGCCCGCCTGCTTGCGCTCTATCACGCCGACAGGATAGCCGAACTCGACTGCCTTGTGCGGATGTCCTGGGATGATATTCGCCTGGAAGCAACAGTCATGCGGGCAATCGGGATGTTGAGGACAGCCGCACTGCCAAAATCCAGGATTCGATGCTATGTCCTGATTGGCTTCCGCGATACGCCAGAGGATGCACTTTACCGTGTGCGGACACTTGAGCGATGGGATGTAATGCCAAACCCTATGCGGTACACACCATTAGACTCCTTGAGCCGCGACTACGTTGACCCAAACTGGACAGAGGCGCAACTAACGCGGTTCATGCGTTACTGGAGTAATCGGCGTGTCACAACGGGCGTGCCGTTCAACGAGTTCGGACGTGAGCGAACGCAACAGGAGGCATTACTATGACCGCTCTCCGCCCTTACCTGCTGCCCGCCTTCGGCATTCGGTCTGCCTCAACAACAACCGCCTGCCGTCCGTACGAAGGCGGGCAGTCTCATTTTGGGAGGCTCAAATGACAAGACGGCGCAGGATGATTGACCCCTCGATCTGGGATGATGAAGATGTTGGCTGTCTATCAGACGGTGCGTTTCGGCTCTTCATAGCTTGTATATCAAATGCTGATGACTATGGGAAACTGGAGGGTTCGCCGACCCGACTCCGAGCTATTGCCTTTCGGTTCCGTGCAGTCTCCCTTGGTCGTGTCACTTCATACCTCGACGAACTGACGACTCGCCTCCGCAGCGTTCAACGATATGCAGTCAACGGTCGCGAGTGTATCCGATTGGTCAACTGGGACAGGTATCAATTCATCCGGGCGGATCGGCGGATAGAGAGTTGCGTACCCGACCCGGCAGTCACCTGGCTGCCAAATGACAACCAGGCGGCAGTCACCTGGCTGCCAAATGACGGCATAGATCAGGTTAGTATAGATAAGAATAGTATAGGAGAGATCAGCCGCGCGCCCGCGCGCGAGCCTGCCGTTGCGTCTGACCTATCCCTGGTAGTAAAGACCCACCAAGCACTTCAGTGCCTCATGCCGGGGACTGACGCCCAACAACACCATGAACTACTGGGCGAGTTTATCGGTGACTATGGCGCAGAGGAGGTTCTGGAAGTCCTACAGGATATGCGGTGCCGGGGGATAAAGCAGCACGGTGTTATGCCGTACCTGCGAAAGACTCTCAGGGATAGGGCTAAGGAGCGACTCGCGGCAGAAGCAAGTACCCACGAACCCACCACAGAACCCCGCAGGATACGAGCCAAGACCGAGCCAGTAAAGCTCGATCCAGAGCTTAGGACCCGAAACCTGGAGGCAGCGAAGCAAGCCAAGGCGGACATGGCGAAACTCCAAACCGAGATCGGGAACCGGGGCGCGGACCCGCAGGATAGCAATGAACCGACCGACAGAGAGGAGGAATGAGAGATGAGACTAATACGAGACGGTGTTGAGACCTGTGAGGTGGTAGAGAGCATGGGTCAACTTGACCGGATACTCCGGTGTGAGGCGTCGCGTGCGGCAGTTGCAGCGATGGGGGAGGTCCTCGCCGCACTCACCGATGAGGAGGTTGTCGGCCTGCTCGGTCCAGCAGGGGCGGAACGACCGCCAGCAGAACTCGAGCCCCCGCTGCGTGAGACCGCGAAACAGATATGCCGCGAGGCCGCCCGCAGGCTGAGGAAACACGGGATAGGTGCGTAGGGGCGGAGGAAGGAGTAAGGAATGACTGAAACAGCGGAAGCCATAGACAAGGACTTCGAGTCCACGGTGAAGGAGTTGCAGGAGCGGTACGTGCTAGATCGGAATGCCGCCAGTCGGCTGTTCTATAAATATCGCAGTCTGCGGTGGGTTGACGGAGCCGGGGTCACTGTTACCCATATTGGGCGTCTGGAGCAGTTATCCGCCCGCGTGAAGGCGGGGAAACTGCCACCAGTCCCGATACCTCGGGAAAGGAATGAGGAATGAAAGGCTTGACGATCACAACGGATCTATGCGACTTTGACATCTCAGGAAGGGCAGATCACGAACTGACACTTGTTGTGTGGTTCGACGGGTCCAAGTGCCAGCACTTCTATCTGCGCCCAGAACAGGTGCGTAGCCTATGCACGTGGGCGTACCTGCGTGTTGGAGAGTTGGAGAACGCAGGATTTTTGGACGAGGGCGAGGTTGCGGAGGAGAAGGAGTCCGAATGACACGGTTGAGCAGGACTGGAATCGATTATGGCCACGGCGGGGGAAGGGTCGGCTACGCCTGGAACCTCTGGACGGGGTGCAGCAACACCGCCTGTCCCTGCCGTGCTGACTGCTGGGCGCTGGCTATGTGCAGGCGGTTCGGGTGGCCGGAGGAACCGACACTGAAGACCGACTACGAGAGGGTACTCCGCGCGCCCCTAGGCATGACCACACCAGCACGTTTTCTGGTGCAATTCACGTCTGATTTCTTGGACCCTAAGATCCACTGGGGACGGCGAGAGCAAATCTGGTGCCGGGTGCAAGAATGTCCCCGGCACCAATTCCTCTTCCTGACGAAGCAGTACGGGGCAGCGGAGGAGTTCTTCGGCGAGCGTGCGGTTCTGCCGAACGTCTGGGTTGGGGCCTCAATCTGTGATTATAAATCTGGCCGACCGGCAGTGAATTCGTTGAGCCGCCTCAACCGGATGGGCTGGCACACATGGTTGTCGGTCGAGCCGCTGTTGACTAGGGATGTGGCGCAGGGGATTGGGACTCCGAAGGCATTGGCTACTATCGAGTGGATGGTAGTAGGCGCACTGACGCGAAATGGCAGGACCGTTGGGCAGACGGTCGGGGGAACGCGACCCGCGCTTGTGGAACGCCTGATCTGGTTCGCGCCCGAAGCGGGGGTCGGTGTCTGGCTGAAGTCCAACCTGGAGCCGATTATCCAGCAGGTGACAGATCCGCGGAGTGGCGAGCCGTTCCGCAGTGTCACGGATTGGCAAGAGCCGGTCGGCGGAAAGGAGCAAGGAATTGAAACTGTTGAGTGAAGAGGAACTGGCCGCAATCCAGGCGCGGGCTGACGCGGCGACAAAGGGACCCTGGACCGCATATCACAGGTGCAGCGGTTGTACGGGAGAGGATGACGAGTGTTGTGGCATAGGGCCGGAGATAACAGGCCCGCCGAACCGTGTGAACAAGGGCCAGTTCGAGAGAGGGGCGGATGCCTCTTTCATTGCCCATGCCCGCGAGGACGTTCCCGCGCTACTCGCCGAGGTGCGCTACCTCCGGCGGCGGCTGAAGCCGGCGGAGGACGCACTGACCCACTATGGGCCGCCGCACAACACTAGCGTATGCACTTGTGTCTTGTGCCGCAAGTATGCCGCCTGGCTCAAGATCGTCGAGGAGCAAGCCCCGTGAAGAGTAAGACCCGCCGTGTGTCGCGCATCCGGCGGCAGGACGCGAGATCCGAGGTGCAGGTCGTGCTCGACAAGTTTGGACTCTTCCTAGACCTGCCAATCGGTCCTCCGTTGATGAGCGAGCTGGTCCGACTACTCCTGGCATGGGAGGACCTGGGCTGGGATCACGGGTACGTTACTGGCTACGCGGAGGGCGAAACCCACAGCCGGGAGGCAGCCCCATGACGCCGTTCTGGTCGGACAACGCTGTGACTCTGTTCAACGCGGATTGCCGTGCGGTCCTGGCCGAGCTGGAGCCCGAGTCGGTTCACACCTGCTGCACGAGTCCCCCATATTTTGCTTTACGCTCGTACAAAGACGGCGACGAGCCCGTTGCGCCGGTGCTGTGGGCTGACGGGACAACGGCCTGCCTCGGCCTTGAGCCGACGATTGCGGCTTACCTCGATCACCTTGTCGAGTCTTTCCAGGCCGTCAAGCGAGTGCTGAGGAGCGACGGAACCTGCTGGGTAGTTATCGGCGACTCGTACAACAGCGGTAGTAACTTCAACCACGACCGGGCTGGGCTAAAGGGCCGGGTCGGGTACTCTGAACCGGAGAAGGGCAGTCGGACACTCCTGCTGAATCTGCAGCCCCTCGACCTCTGCCTCGTCCCCTCGCGCCTTGCACTTGCGCTCCAGGCCGACGGCTGGATCGTGCGCTCGTTCATCATCTGGAGCAAGGGGCGCTCGTTCGACCCGGACGGCGCGGGGTCCTGTATGCCCGAAAGTTGCCGAGGATGGGCTTGGGAGCGGCATAAGGTGAAGATCGGCAACGTAGGTCGGGAACAGGCACGGCAGGCCGGACATTTCCAGGACCACAGCGGCAACGTCGTTGAATCAGACGCCAAGTGGCAGGACTGCCCCGGGTGCCCCATTTGCTTGCCGAACGATCTCCTTGTGCTGCGCAAGGGTTCGTGGCGACCCACTCACGCCTACGACGTGGTGCTCATGCTCGCCAAGACGGGGAGTTATTATGGCGATGACGTGGCGGTGAGAGAAGTCGGCGCCGATGGTTCTGACGGGTCTAGCAGGTGGGGCGGGCCGAAGATGAACCTGGACACGGCCAAGGCATTCGGTGGAGAGTCAATGCCCGATGCGAATCCAGCCAACCGACCCGGCCGCACATTTGAGTATTCCGGCACGCGCAACCTCCGCGACGTTTGGTATATCACGCCGCAGCCCAGGAAGGAACCCCATTACGCGACCTACCCGGACAAGCTCGTGGAGACAATCGTTAAGGCGGCGACGTCGGAGGCGGGCGTGTGCGGCAAGTGTGGCGCGCCACTAGCAAGGGTCGTGAGAACTAACCGGGGAACGGACGGACGCACGGACGTCGGGCCGCGTCACGGTGAAGGATACGCGCAGTCACGGCTTGACCACCGGGGAAAGGCCCCATCCGGTCTGATCGTTGCCAGTGATACCCTCGGCTGGCGCGCTACCTGCACCTGCGACGCCGGCGAACCTGTCCCCGCCGTAGTGTTGGATTGCTTCGCGGGAATCGGTACGAGCTTGCTGGTCGCCCGCGAACTGGGCAGGCGGGCCATCGGAATCGAAATCTCGCAAGGTTATTCTGAAATCGCGGCGGCGAAGTTGACCGCCCAGGCGAAGGATATGAAGCGGCAGGCGGAGGAGCTGGCCCGCCGCGAGCGTGACCGGAACATGGAGTTGGGGTTGGAGGAGGAACCATGACACGTTGGAAGCGGTTGGAGCGCGAGACAGCCGCCATATTCGGCACCACGCGCAATCCGAATGTCGGCAAGGGGCAAAGCGACGCGGACACGCCGAGCTTTAGCATTCAGCATAAAGCTCGGAAGTCACTGCCCGCCTGGTTCCTCTCGGCTGTCGCGCAGGCAGTCCGTGACGCGAAGCCGGGCCACTTGCCGATGGTGGTCTTTACGGTTGTGAGGCAGGGCGTAAGGGCCGAGCGGTTCGTGACGTTGCGGTTGGCTGATTTCGTTGAGTGGTTTGGCGAGGAGACGGCAGACAAATGACTACCCTTGCCCTCCTCCTAATCCTCGTACACCCCCTGGTGCATCTGCCAGCGGGCACCATCCTCAAGGACGTTGGGCGGTTGGACGTGGTGTTATCTCCGGCATTCAGGGAGCGCCCCGTGTTTGTGGCACGGCTGAATGCGTACTACAACCCAGAGGATGGTCTGACGCCGAGGGACTGGGAACCGTACCCGCTCCTGGTCGGGATGCTCATAACGGTTAGGACAAGTGACATTCCGATGGACCCGTGGGGACCTTTCAGTGGCAACGAGCTCATTCTCGGCTTCTGTGAGAAGCCCCGCGCGAGCGATGGTGTCTCCCCGCAGATGGCAGGGCATACTGCCTACCAGGATTATCCTGACTTCTTTACGGGGGTTCTCTGCCCGGTGCCGCACCTTGACGATAGCACGGGCTGGAACGCCGAGATTGGCGAATATGAATTCATGTTAGTCTCTGACCCCGATGGATTTGGGGATTATCCTGTTTCCGACTGCACCCCAGGCTGGCTCGTAGCACAGAGCACCCCCTGGGGGGCGGCGGCGATTGAGGATGCCAAGGTCAGGGCGAGTTTGAGTCCGAGTAATTCGGCAGCCGAAGGGAGGTGATCTTATGTCCACGGATTTCAGCGCGTGCTCCTGGGATTATTTCGGCCTTAGTCGTCTCTTCAACCCGGCAGCCTCTTTGCTCGACCACACCCGCTTCCAGGCCGCCCGGCCTGTTCGCGTCGGCAACCGGCGTGGTTCGGGTATTCGCGCCCACCTGAGCCAACTCAGAATCGTGTCACGCGGCACGCCCAGGTATGCCGCCAGGTCGGACGTGCTCAGTTCGTCAGGGTTATAGAGGCGTTTCATCGTCTAGCTCTCCCGTCCTTGCTTCCGGCCTATCCCTGCCCCCGTACCCCAGGGGCAGGAGAGGGCGTCAACCTCTGCGCATGGAGATCAACTCTCGCGCCTCCTCTATGGTTGGCTCCGCCCCGTCCACTAGCGCCTGGATACGCTCGGCACTCAGGGTACTAGCCAGGCTGAGCACCTGCGGGATGTCATCGCGCCCAGTGGCCGCGATCTTGCCTCTCAATGCCTCGATCGCGGCCCTGCCGCCTGCCAACATCTCTATCTCGGATGCCTGGACGTAGTCTGCGGTCGCTCTCTCATTCATTGCCATTGTCCGATCCTCCTCTCCAATCTCGTTATGCCTCACTTTACCACGTCCTTAACACGTTGTCAACCCCCCAGTCTTAAGCCTACCTTAACCTTGGCCTAAAAAAACTTTGGAAAACTTTTCCGCCACGAGGGGGCGACCCTTGACAGCCGTGCCGCCCGAGGAGTATATCAGCAATGATAACTCCCCGCGTGCAGGGCGCGGGTTGCGAATACCCTGCTCTTTTTCTCCTTCTCTTCGGGGCCGAGAGATCGGCCCCGCCTTTAGAGGGCAAACGTAAGTCATGACACCTTATCCGGCGGACATCAAAGCGGCCGCGATGGCGGCCCTGCTGACAGGTCAATCGGTCTCGGCCATTGCTGCTCAGTACAACATTCCGGAGGGCACTCTCTGGTCATGGAGGAACCGCGACCTTAACGCCAACCATGCAAGCGATGCAAGCCAAAGAAAAACCATCGGAGAGCTGCTCGAGGAATATCTGCGGGCCTCTCTCCAGACCTTGAAGGCACAGGTGGAGATATTTGCTGACCGAGAGTGGCTTCAGAAACAGGACGCCTCCGAACTTGCAGTGTTACACGGGGTCTGTACGGACAAAGCCATTCGACTTCTCGAATCGCTGGCGCCAACGGAAGCTGGCGCCCCGGAACCCGAGCGCCCTGATAACCTGGCGCAGACAACCTAAGCAGCTCAGGTTCCTGGACGCCTGCGGCTATCTGGACGTGCTCGACGGGGGGAAGTCGAAGCCCCCGATTGCGCCGCTGATAGGGTTTGGCGGCGCAGCGGGATCCGGCAAGACGGACGCATTGTTGGTGTTGGGCTATCTTGTGGGCTGCGCGTTTCCGGGAGCCAACGTCACGATATTCAGGCGTACCTACGCACAACTCAGCGGTCCGGACGGTGCTATTCCGCGCTCCCGGGAGTTATTCGCGAGAACCGGCGGGGTGTACAACGAGGGCGCGCACCAGTGGAGGTTCCCGTGGGGATCGTCGGTCTACTTCCGATACTGCGATAGGACGGCTGACGTTTTCAATTACTATAGCCAGCAGTTTCCGGTGTTGGCTCTCGACGAGGCTACGCAGTTCGACTGGTTCACGGTGAACTATCTGCTCACTCGTAACCGGTCGCGTTTTCCGGGCCTGATACCATTCTGCGTTATGCCAACGAACCCGGGCGGGATAGGCCATGGCTGGTACAAGCAGATCTTCCTGCCGAACCAGGACCCGGAGCAGGTCCACGAGCTCACGAGTCCGAGCGGTGAGACCGAGCGGACATACTTCATTCCTGCGTTGCTTGATGATAACCCGGCATTGACCGAGGCCGACCCGGAATATGGGGCACGGCTTGAGCGACGCGGCGGGACGATAGCGCGCCAGTTGCGCTGGGGGGATTGGGATACGTTAGCGGGATTGTTCTTCTCCGACCATTGGCGAGGCGTGGCGATAGGCGGACTACCTCCGCACGTCATACCGACCCGCGAGGTTGACAAGACCTGGACACTCTACGGAAGTGTGGACTACGGGTTCAACGCTCGCACGGACTGGGAGAAGCCGTTTGTCTATGGCCTGTATGGAGTAGCACACGACGGGCACGTTTACAGGATAGATGAGCTGGCGGCTGCACATTGGGACGTGAGCAAGCAGAAAGAGGAGATCAGCCGCCTGGAGGCACGCTACCAGCAAGAGGTCTCCTACCGAGTCGGTTGTCCCTCAATGTGGACCCGGCAGAAGGAGTATGGACCGACAATCTCCGAGGAATACAGCGACCTTGCAATCGCTGGCGTGAGGTTGCCGGTGATCCCACCAAACAGCGATAGGATCAGCGGGTCCGAGCGGTGTAGGCACTATCTCAACCTTGCCCCCGATGGTCTGCCGTGGTTCATGTCGTTCGATAGGTGTAGTCATTTCAATAATCAGGTGGCGAGCGTGCCGCAAGATCCTCGACACCCGGATGACATTGACCCGGACGCCGAGGATCATGCAGTCGAGGAGTGGCGGCACTTTCTAATGAGCCGACCAGCCCCGCCGGCCTTAGTGATCCTTGCAGAGCCGCCGCCCCGGAGTCCTGCGGCAGTCCGGGAATATGCGCGGCAGGCTGGGCCGCCGAAGGAGACGGAGGAGTATGTCTAACGCGCCCGTGTGGATCATGGGACTGGAGTTTCTGGGTCGGGATCTGAAAGCCGAGTTTCAACGCCTGCTTGAGGATGGTTCAGCCGCCGTATGCCGCAGGCCTGCGGACGGGCAGATGTTTCTCTTACAGCCGATAGTAGCGCGGCCTGAAGCGTCGGGGCGCGAGGCGGCAGGCGTATCGGTCGCCCCTGAGTGCTGGCCGGAGGAGTGGGCAGATGGGTAGGCCGAAAGTGCGGACCCCGATGATCGGGGCGATAGCAGTCCTGATAGACCAGGACGCCAAGAGTCAGTTGCACTACGCGCTGATGGAGCGGGTGCGCCTTCGCTGGCGGGGGTTCAGGATTGGTCGGTGGGGTATTCCGGCTCTTGTGTTACTGTCGCCGGTTCGGTTCATAGCCAAGGGCGGGACTATCGGCGATGTGCTGGCCGGTATCCGCAGTTGGGAGCTGGCGGCTGGGGCCAACCTCGGTCAGCAGCGGCTCTCTCGGAGCACCCGGCGGCGCATAATTCGCGAGTCGGCGAAGTTGAGGATATGAAGGAGGCACACACAAGCAAGATCAACGGCAGGGCACGGTATTACAAGGACTTGGCCGCAGCCGCAAGGAACGGAAGGGGTCCCGTGTGTGGCACGGTCGGCCTCCCCGATCTCAGTCCTAGGGAGTTGGAGGCAGCGATTCTGGCGCTGACTGAGCGGGTGGGAGCATTGGAGAAGCGGAAATGACCACTCTCGCCGTTATAGCGATAGCGGAGGCACTTGTGACGCTGGCTCTCGTCGCCGCACTGATCTATTGCTCACGCGAGGCTGCAAGGGAGCGGCGAGAGCTGTATGACCGCCTGCAGGCCGGGACGCTGGAGGATTACCGGATCAACCGGACTGAGACTGAGCCGGTGAAGGCCGAGGTATCGGCCCGATCCGTCGGGGAGGAAGGGACGCCGAAGATCGAGGCCGTGCGGGACTATGGAGCGGCGGAGGCCGCACTCAGGACGCTGGGAGGATAGAGAATGACAGGCAGGCAATACAATCCGGCGATTGACGCCGAGTTACGATCTCCGAGGGAGTGGGGGTTTCCTGGGAGGATCGTCCTCTGTCTGGTGACAGCAGTTCTCTGTGTTATGCTGTGCGTGACCGGTGTACTGCGTCACTTCCGAACGGTTCCGGGCGAGGGTGACAGACCTACAGTCACGACCGAGCAAACGGAGCACCAGGGATGGGTCTATGGCGGGTCGTACAGAATCAAGGCAGCGAGGGACAAGGGTACTGGTGGCATGGCCGGCAACGGCGGGTCTGTGACTGTCACGGCAGGCAGTGGTGGTGAGACGGGAACTTACTGGAGGCTCAAATAGGCTGACAAGTTCATAATATGTGCCCGGATAGGGCCGACCAGCTATCGGCCTGACCTCCGCAAACCAACCCAGGTTTCCTTCCGGAAGGGGGAAGCCTGGGTTTTTTGCGTTTCCGGGCTTTTGATATACCCGCCTCCGAGGCGCGGCGGCAAAGGAGTTACGGGACACAGTGAAGATACTTCACGATTTTCCTGAAGTATCTTCAGGATTACCGACAATGCAGAAGAAGGCGCGGGAAGTGGTCGGAACACAACGGGGGACAAAGAGCGGAGGGGTGACGCCCTCCGTGGGGGCAAGGATACCCAGTCAGGCGTTTAGGCCGAGGCGTCAAACACGGCCTGCTCGTATCGGGTTGACCTGCCCTGACCGCTTCCCGTAGCCGTTCTGCTTCAGACAGGGGGATGACGTTATCTCCCCCTGTGAGCGCAAGGCTTCCGAAAAAACGTGAAGTAATCTCCGAAGAAGTTGGAGGGTAGGGTGATATGCCTCTACCGCAAGCTAGAGAGTCACGATCGCATTTCGTGAGCCGGGCAATAGACCAACTCATAGCCGAGGGGTTGACCCAGAAGGCGGCAGTCGGCAAGGCGGAGGGCATGTTCTCATTTTACACGGCCCCGGGGGGTGGTTCGGGCCGGAAGAAGCGATACCGCACGGGCAACAGGAGGAACAGCGTGGCAAAGGGATTCAAGAGCGTGACGAAGTGGATGCAGGGGGCGGTTCACCCGTCCCGCGTAGGTCAGTTCACGGCGAAAGCAAAGCGGGCAGGTTACTCAACCGCCTTGGCCTATGCGAACGCGATCCTGGCCCACAGGGTCAAGGTGGACAAGCTGACGTTCCGGCAAGCCTTGTTTGCTCACAACGCAGGCGGGGCGAGCAAGGCACGCGCGAGAGCCTGATATGCCAGTAACCCCATTCGCGGACGAGCCTAAAGGCAGGCCAGAAGAGACGGTTCAGCTCTGCAAGGAGCTTTACACCGCCTGTGACAGCGCGCGCCGGCAGCAAGAGGCCGAGTGGTATACCAACTGCCTGTTCCTGGCCGGGGACCAGTGGGAGGTGGCGGCTGAGGACGTACGGCGGAACAGGAGTATTCACGTCCACGCACCCCATACCAAGGTCAAGATCGTGTCGAACCAGATACTCGGGTTGGCGCGACAGTGCGCCTCGGCCCAGTCCGAGAACATGGCCGGCCTGGTGGCGGCCGCGGCAACAAACGAGCCCGAGGACATCGCGGCGGCGGAACTGGCAACCGATCTGCTCCAAGCCTACTTCGAGGAACACAACGAACGCGAGGTCTGCCTGAACGAGATATTGTGGGCAATGGTGGCTGGCCGAGTCCTCCGATGCACGTACTGGGACCCTGACGCGGACGGTACGGGCATCGGCGGTGTCCTCCCCGGAGCCGGCGAGATCGCCACACGGACTCTGAACCCATTTCAATTCCACATGAGTCCCTGGGTGAGTGCATCCGAGGACATGCCCTTTGTGATACTCTCCGACGTGCGGGATGTCGAGGAGATCAGGGAGATTTACGGCAAGGGGGTGAAGGAGGAGTCAGTCGCGCAGGCTGTGGGGACGCTCGACAGGCTGTTGCGCGGGATACTCCAGGGCGCTACGGGCGATTCGACACCACGGCGCAAGCACGCTGCGATAGTCAAGCAACTTTACTGCCGACCGAGCACGAAGCGGCCGAAGGGCCGCCTGATCGTCTGGTGCGGCGAGGGTCTCCTCGACGATGGCGACCTGCCCGAAGGTCAGATGCTCGATGTTCCCTGCGACTGGTTCCCTGTTCCTGGCCGCGCTTATCCTCTTCCATTCGTGACACCACTTCGACCCCTCCAGCGCGAGATCAACATAGCCCTCTCGCAGATCGTGGAGTTCAAGAACAGGAGTCTACGGGGGGACATGGTGCTGAGGGGTTCGGGCCAGGTCACGTCGGACGTTGACGAGGAGACGGGCGCAAAACGGATTTATATCCCGGAGAACATCCGGGAGTGGAAACTGATGGAGTACGTGCAGAACGTCACTGAGGCCGAACGACTGCTCGTAGTGTTCTGGAACGACATGATGAAGGCGGCGGGGCTGCACGAGCAGGCGCTCGGCGAGAACCCGCGCGGCAACGTGACGCTGGGGCAGATTCAACTCCTGCGCGAGGCAGATCTTCAGGGACTCACACTCTTCCGCAGTATCCGCGACCGAGCAAACGCGAAGATCGGCAGGGCGAAACTCCTAATCGCGCACGAACACTACGAGATACCGCGGCTTCTGCGCGTTGTCGGCGAGGCGAATGCCGTAGACGTTAGTTACTTCCGAGGGGCAGACCTGCGGTCCACGCAGGATGTCCGCGCAGTACCGGCACCGGTCCTGACGGAGACAATGAAGGCAGCCATTCGGACTGACGCCTGGAAGGGCGGTCTGTACGACTGGACCCACGGGCCACAGGACATGCTGCACAAAGTCAGGGCACTCCTGAACCTCGGGTTGCCGGGGATGCGCGAGGAGATAGACGCGGCCCTTGCACCGATGACTCTTGACCAACTCAAGGCGATGGTAGGCCGGATTACTGGCCGGCAGGCCCAGACCGCAGTGATAGCGAGCGAACTGGCACTCGATCAGCTCGTACACCTGGCCACGGTGGGTCCGGAACCAGCGTCTCCGACATCGCCGGGCAGTCCATCCGGCCCGGCGTCACTTCCCCGAGAGATCGGGGTCACACAGCCCCAGCCGGTGGCTCAACCGGCACTCCCCGGACCGTCGGGGTAATTCCCTACGCCAGGGTGATAGGCGAAAGGACAACCGAAGATGGACGAGATACTGACGCAGACAAAAGGGACGGAAGGCACCGTTCCCCCAGGGGGCGAAGGCGGAGGCGTCGTAGTGCCCCCCGCACCACCGGAAGCCAAGCCGAAGGAAGGCGAAGGGGCGCCGGATGAGCGGGAGGCACAGATCACGGCCTTGCAAGCCGATCTCGCCAAGTCGTCGAAGGAGTTAGGCCGAACCCTCAAGGCGCTCCAGAACCTACAAGGGGAGCGCGACTCACTGGCGGCGACGGGCGAGGACAAGGACGCACGCCTGGCGGAGCTGGAGGCCGAGGTATCGGCCCGACCGTCGGGGAGCGATTGGCGTGAGCCTCCAGTCCGGCGCCCCGATGCCGACGGTAGGGACGGGTATCCCAGACTGCGGGGACTCCAGCGTGACGAGGACGGCAATGTCATCGTTGACGGCGTAGTTTGGACGCCGCAGCTGGCCGACCGGATTCTCAAGACCGAGGAGCAGTTGGCGGAACTGACTACTGACCGCGACCAGCGTGTAGAGACTGAGGAGCAACAGAGATTGCAGAAGCTCAACGCGCAACTCTACGAGGACGCGGGCAACATGATCGCCGGGATTCGGGCGAAGCAGTTCCCCGACCTGGAGGAAGCCCGGGCGAAGCGGATGGACGCTCGGATACTCAGGGAAACGGATGATCTGCTGCTCAAGCGGTTGGAGAAGGGCGAAAAACCCTCCGTCGAACTCATCAACGAGTGCATAGCCGACTCGTTCGTGGCCGAACTGGAGGACCACGGCCACTTTGCGAAGCGTCAGCTCGAAGGGAACCAACAGACGCGAGAACGACAAAAGGCCAAACCGGGCGGAGCCGCTGGGGTCGCTGCCGAGAAAACGAGGCATCAGATGACCCAGCGCGAGCTGGAGCAGGTTGGCGATGCGATTTGGAAGCAAATCCAGGCTGAGACCGGCGAATCCGCCTAAATTGGCGGAAAGGAAACTACAGTGGCACTCGCCGCACAAACGATAAACCTGACTACCCTGAACAGGTTCATGAGGGACTTCCCATCCGGGATTATCGTCCCGGAACTGTTCCTCTGGAATAACCTGTACGAGTTGTTCAAGGCGGGAGTCTCGAAGGATCAGCACATCGGCAACAATGTCGAGATTCTGATGGAGACTGCTACGCCGTTCACCTTTACGGCAGCCGGCGAGGGGATTGACCTCGCCCACGGCGACCCTCTCGGGTTCGTGAAGATGAACATACCACTGAAAGAGGTCCAGGTCACGGCGGAGATCACGAAGCAGATGATGGACCGCGCCACAGGCGGTAACGCCTCGTGGGGTCCGATTCTGCCGAGAATCCTCACCGCAAGGGACCGTGACTTCCTCTGGGGCATGGAACTCTGCGCCTTTGGCGATGGAACCGGGAGATTGGCGCGCATAGCTAGTTCCTCCTACTCCGGCACCACTATGACTGCCACCTCCGACAGCACCTACACCGACTTCGGGATCGAGAACGTCCAACTGCTGAAGAAGGGGATGTGGATCGAGGCATACGACCAGATCGGTCTCAAGATCGCTGACACAGCCGACGGAGTGCCGACAGCGACGAGCACCAACTTCTGGAAGGTGACGGCGGTCACGTTCGGCGACAGGGCAAACAGCACGGCGACAACCGGCACCTTTACCTTCGAGTGCTCGAACGACCTAGACTCAGGGACGAACGCGACGAGGTGTTTTGACGACGGCACGGTGATCTACATCGCTGGTACGCGGTCGAATGCAACGGCAGCCTCGGACGACGTAGGTTCAACCGCCCGATACGAAGTGACCTACATGGAGGCGGCCATAAACGTTTACACATCCCTCCCGATGGGGTTGCTCGGAATCGTCCAGATAGGCGGTGAGACGATTGTGTCGGGTGCGTACACCGATGAGACGATCAACTGCAGCCTGGACACCTTCCAGGGGCTTGCACGGGCGAGTTACCCGGCACTGAATGCGAAGATCTGGGACGGGAGGGACTTCGGCGGCAGCCAGGGCACTCCCGCGGACTGGACTCTCTCCGCGATCACAGACGCGATGGTAGAGAGATACCAGGAGACCGGCAAGTGGGTCACGGCCCTCGTTTGCAACCCGAAGATGGCGATTGCACTGGCTAACCAGAACGCCACAGAGAGTGCGTTCACGATAACGGCGAAGTCTACCGGCGCATTCAATCAGCCGGTTGCAGGCACACGGTTCGCTACGGAGTTCTACTCGCCGGAGGGGAAACTAATCCCTATCCAGACCTCTCCGACCATCCCGGCCAACTGCGTCTACGGGTTGTGCCTGGAGGACATGCGGTGGTTCACGAAGGGTGACTTCGCTCCTCTCAAACTGCTGGGCGACGAGTGGATGTTCTCACCGAATCAGCGCAAGGCCGTCTTCGAGGCTCCCTACGGGGGCTACTCGCAGCTTGGGGCCGTGCGTTGCGACAGTCACTTCTTGATCCAGGACTTGAAGACGAACGTCTAGTCCCGAGGGATCGGGATGAAGTCTAAGCGCGGGACACTTCCGGGAGCCGGGCGCGCTAAACATCCCCGGCTCCCAGGAGGAAGAACGATGGGGTTACTGATACGGGAGATGTACGTGATGGCGGTGAACAGCGACACGAAGCCGCACCGAATCCATCACAGACTCTTCCCGACAGGGTTCATGGACATCCCCCCGATTTCGGAATGTCCGGGGGGCGTGAGTCTTCCTGCTGCGGTGTTCAAGAGGAACTGCAACAAGGACTGGCTCTGGCGGATGGGATGCGAACCCAAGTCGAAGGAGGTTCCGATTGAGGATTTGTCTATGAGGGAACTGAGGGCCAGGGCAAAGGCCCTGGGCATCAGCATCAAAGTCGGCATGACGAAAGCGCACGCCGTCGAACTAATCAAGAGAGGTGGATAACGACATGAGACGAGCAATTTCCTTCTTCGCGCTCGCCCTTATCCTTGTGATGGCGGCGGGCACGGTCTCTGCACAGACAATCGGCAGGACCAAGGCTTACTACACGTACGGGAGCATTGCCGGCACTGGCACAGGGTTCCAGTGGAATCTGAACTCACTCTCGAGCGGCACGGGTGGACTGT